CCTGCCACCTAAGAGAGATGTTGAGGTTAAACATGAGGGTGGTCACTCTATCAATATTATGGTAGAGCAGATAGGCTCACAGGCCCAAGATGCCATTGAGCACGTAGGCGGTGCAGTGATAGAGCATGACTTACAGAAGTCTATCAAAGCCTCACAGAAGGCCACTAACGAAGCCTACGATGCCATTTCAGTGTCTGTATTAGAAGAAGATGATGACACCTAATGGCAGATATACAAGTAAAACTACACCCTGCTCAGATGGAGATATTCAACTCCCCAGCACGATTTAAAGTAGCAGCGTGTGGTAGACGTTTCGGTAAGAGTTATCTAGCAGCATGGACTCTCCTAATCAAAGGACTACAATCCCAAGATAAGGATATCTTCTATATAGCACCAACCTTCCAACAGGCTAAAGATATCCTATGGGGTTTGTTGAAGGACGTAGGTAGAGATGTAATAAAGACTACCCACGAGAACACAGCTACAATAACTTTAGTGAATGGTCGTAAGATATACCTGAAAGGCTCAGACAGACCAGATACCTTACGTGGTGTAGGTCTGGCTTATGTAGTGATGGATGAGTACGCTTTCATGAAGCCCTCTGTCTTTGAACAGATCATCCGACCTACCCTAGCTGACGTTAAAGGAGAGGCACTCTTCATCGGTACACCGGAAGGGCGCAACCACTTCTATGACCTCTATGAGGCCGCCGCAGACGATGAAGAGTGGGAAGCCTTTTGCTTTAACTCTACAGATAATCCGCTCATAGACCCGAAGGAGATCGAGGTTGCAAGACGATCAATGTCCTCACAGGCATTCAGACAAGAATTTGAAGCGTCCTTTGAATCCTTCTCAGGGGGAATCTTTGAGGAACAGTGGTTCCAACTTGCTCCTGAACCTGATTATGGTCATTATGTTATTGCTGTTGATCCTGCGGGTTTTGAACAGTCTGCTAAAGATAGGGGCTCTAAAGGCTCTAAGCTGGATGAAACGGCTATTGCAATCGTTAAAATCTCTGGTGATACGTGGTGGGTAAAGGACATACTACACGGTAGGTGGAACATAAAGAAAACAGCAGAGACTATATTGAACTCTGCCGTAGATCACGAAGCATCCACAGTAGGTATTGAATCTGGCGCACTCAAGAACGCCATCATGCCTTATCTAGAAGATGAGATGCGTATACAAGGAAGGTGGGTAGTCATTTCAGATGTTACTCACGGTGGTAAGAAGAAAACTGACCGTATTACATGGGCCTTACAGGGCCGTCTGGAACACGGTAAGATACAGTTCAATGAAAAAAGAGATTGGCGTCATTTTGAAGATCAGATGATGTCTTTCCCTAGTCCACAAGTACACGATGATTTACTAGATGCCCTAGCATACATCGACCAAGTATCAGTAGCGGATTTCGCCAACTCTATAGAAATAGAAGAGTGGGAACCTCAAGACATAGAAGCAGGATATTAAAACCTTATGAATGAACATGACCAATACTCAGGACTAGCCACATGGCTGTCTGAACGTCTAGAGGCGTGGAAGCAACATCGTGACCAGAACTACCAGAAGAAATGGGATGAGTACTATCGCCTGTGGCGTGGTATTTGGGCAGAGTCGGACAAGCAGCGTGACGCTGAGAGTTCTCGACTAATCTCCCCTGCACTACAACAGGCCGTAGAAGCCACTGTAGCTGAATTGGAAGAAGCCACATTTGGACGCGACAAGTGGTTTGATATCCGTGATGATATCCTAGACGAAGATCCTTCCGATGTAGCATATCTACGAAATGTCTTACAAGAAGATTTAGAGCGTGACGGCGCTAAACCAGCTATCTGCGAGGTACTATTGAATGGTGCTATCTACGGTACTGGTATCGCTAAGATCCTCGTAGAAGAGAAAACTGACCGTGTACCAGTAGAACGTCCTGTAGAAGGAACGTTAACTACTAAACGGGAAGTAGTAGAAGTATCTCGTATGGCAGTTCCACTAGAAGCTGTCTCACCAAAAGAATTTATTATTGATCCTGCTGCCTTGTCAATTGATTCAGCGTTAGGTGTAGCGCAGGAGGTTGTAAAACCCCGCTACCACGTTGTCAACGGCATTGAGGCAGGGACTTATCGTGATGTTGCATTAGGCGCAACAAGCATCGGCGTACATGACTTTGGATTTGATCCAGAGAATCAGGCTGGTGCAGAGGATGATCGGGTTAAGATCACTGAGTATTGGGGCTTAGTACCCAAGCGTTATCTAGCTAAAGATGCTGACTCAGGTGGTGAGTTTGACTATGATACTGATGAACTCGTTGAGGCAGTAGTTACATTAGCTAACGACTCCATCGTACTCCGAGCAGAAGAAAACCCCTATATGATGAAGGATCGTCCGTTCATTGCATACCAGCATGACCGTGTTCCTAATAAGTTCTGGGGTCGTGGTGTGTGTGAGAAGGGATATAACCCACAGAAAGCATTAGACGCAGAGCTACGAGGCCGTATTGACGCCCTAGCACTCACTACCCATCCCATGATGGCTATGGATGCTACCCGTCTACCGCGTGGTGTTAAGCTAGAAGTCAAGGCTGGTAAGACTATCCTGACTAACGGCGACCCGCGTTCTGTAATTCAGCCGTTTAACTTCGGTAATCTACAGGCACATACCTTCCAAGAGTCTGCTGAACTAGAGCGTATGATCCAAATGGCTACAGGTGCTATGGACTCAGCGACTAGCCCACAAGCTAACGCCCGTAACGGTACTGCTTCTGGTATGTCTATGCTACAAGCAGCCTCCATTAAGCGTCAGAAGCGTACTCTAGCTAATTTTCAGTCCGATTTTATGATTCCTTTCATCGAAAAGGCTGTTTGGCGTAAGATTCAGTTTGATGATGAGCGTTATCCTGTAATAGACTACAAGTTCGTACCCTATTCAACTATGGGTATCATGGCTAAAGAGCTTGAGATGACACAGACCATCCAATTGATGTCTATGTTACCTCCTGAATCAGAAGCCTTCAACATTCTACTACTATCTGTGTTTGAAAACTCATCATTGAACAATCGTGAACAGATGATGCAAGCAGTTCAGCAGATGATGCAACCAAACCCACAAGAACAAGAGATGCAACAGCAAGCTATGCAGCTAGAGATGGCTGGTAAGCAGGCAGATGTGCAACTTACAGGTGCTAAGGTACAAGAAACCCTCGCGGATGCCTATAAGAAGCAATCGGAAGCTGCTGCTAATGTTCCTAATGAGACAGACGCTCAAGAACGTATCCTAGATCTACAGAAGAAAGCAATGGATCTCCAGAAAAAGGCTATGGAAGTAACCCACTTAGAGTCTGAAACATTCCGAAACATCCCAGAAATGAAACACCTTGAATCAGAGACATTACTGAATATAGCCAAAGCAAGGCAGGCTATTGAGAAATGAAAACTGATAAAGACTTCTTCGATAGTCGCTATAAGCTCTTTGAGTTAGAAGGTTGGAAGGATCTAGTTGAAGAACTAACCACCACCTACGACTCTCTAAACAGCGTAGCGTCTATTGACGATGAAAAGACCCTTTACTTAGTTAAAGGTCAATTGTCTATCCTTAATATGCTGATCACATTAGAGGAACAGACTAAACTCATCGACACGGATAACCTATAACGGCCTGTGTCATTTTATTAACTCCATAATCTATTATTGTATAGACGGAGAATACCACTATGGTAAACAACATTGTAGTTGATCCTGTTGAGGATTTAGAAGTACAAGTCGAAGACACCACCTCCCACGAAAGTGAGGACACAGGTGCTGTACAAGAACCAGAAGTAGCCGAGTATGAAGTGCCTAGTAAGTTTCAAGGTAAATCAGTCGAAGACATTGTTAACTCCTATGCAGAACTCGAAAAAGAGTTAGGACGCAAGGGGCAAGAGATCGGAGAACTACGAAAGCTATCTGATGAATTTCTGAAATCTCAGCTACAGGCCAATCAACAAAATACTCCAGCATCTACGGATGAAGAAACCGATTTCTTTGAAGACCCACAAGCGGCAATCAGACGAGAGATTGATAATCACCCTAAGATTAAGGAGGCTGAACAAGCTACCGCACAGCATCAACAACAGATGACTATGCAGAAGATCGAACAGCAACATCCTGACGCTCAAACGACTGTACAGTCTCCAGAGTTTCAGGAATGGGGATCCCAGATCCCAGAGTAAAATCCGTCAGCGTATGTTTCAAGATGCTAACAACTATGATTTCGACTCCGCGCATGAATTACTGTCAAATTGGAAAGAGCGTTCTCTTATCACAAAGACACAAGAAGTAAACAATGCTCAGAAAGAATCTAAGGCGAATGCACTTAAAACAGGTAAAGCGGAGAGTAGGTCATCTGGTGATTCCATTGGAGGTAAGAAGGTTTACCGTAGGTCTGACCTCATTCGTTTAAAACAAACTGACCCAAACCGCTATGATTCAATGGCAGATGAAATCTACCTAGCGTATGCGGAAGGTCGAGTCAAATAAGATTACATATTAGGAGTTAATCAAAATGGCATTAGGTACTAACCATAATACAACAACTGTCGCAGCCAAGTTCATCCCCGAACTATGGTCTGACGAAGTTATCGCTGGCTACAAGAAGAACCTTGTATTAGCCAATCTAGTAACCCGCATGAACCACGTAGGCAAGAAGGGTGATTCCATCCATATTCCTGCTCCCGCTCGTGGCGCTGCAAACGCGAAAGCTGCAAGCACTCAAGTAACTTTGAATGCACCTTCGCATAGCGAAGTGATTGTAACTATCGACAAGCACTATGAATATTCAACTTTGATCGAAGATATCGTAGAGAAGCAAGCATTGTCCTCTATGCGTCGTTTCTACACTGAAGATGCTGGCTATGCGTTAGCTACTCAGGTAGATACTGATCTATTTGCTCTAGTTTCTGCCCTTAACGGTGGCACACAACTAGGTGGTGATGGTGGTGGTTCTTCTGCTGACATTTCTGATGCTGGTATTCGTAAGTTTATGCTTACTTTGGATGACAATGACGTTCCTATGACGGGCCGTTCTTTGGTAATCCCACCAGTAGCTAAGTCTGACTTGTTAGGCATCAACCGTTTCACTGAAAGCGCGTTCATCGGTGACGGTGGTGCAATCAAAACTGGTAACATCGGTAACGTATACGGCGTTGACGTATTTGTTTCTTCTGCATGTCCTACCAGTGGTTCTGACCGCGTAGGTGTTATGCTACACAAAGATGCTTTGGTATTAGCCGAGCAACAAGGTGTACGTTCACAGACTCAGTACCAGCAGCAGTATCTAGGTGACTTGTTCACTGCCGATACTTTGTATGGTGTTAAAGAGTTGCGTGATAACGCTGGTGTGAGCTTCCTCGTACCATCTGCTTAATCAATATTAAGTAGCTCATGGAGGCTCCTGCTCTTTTCCGCAGGGGCTTCCTTTATTTAAAGAAAAGAAACAATGGAGATTATATGCCAATCTACTCTTATAAATGCGATGATGGACACATTACAGATCATCTATGCCCTATGTTAGAGCGCAATAAGGATAAAGTCTGTAAAGTCTGTAGAGCAGATGCTCATATGATTATCGTCCCTGTTCAAGTATCCCTAGACCCGACTGACCCAGCCTTTGCTGGTACTTATATGTCTTGGGAACGCAAACGGGCAAAACAAATGAAGCAAGAGATTAAACGAGAAAAACAGAATAGCGAGTGATTATATGTTTGGATTTCCTATAGAAGCTATCACAATGATTCTAAGCACCGTAGGAGGCGCTGTGATGAAAATGTGGTCGCAAGCACAGTCCGATAAGGCTGAACAACAAAAAGCCCTCCTACAGCGTTTCTCGGCCTCTGAGGATACAGTAGAGAACGCACGTAAGTACCAGAATCCTAATGCACAGTGGATCAGGCGTTTCTTAGTTATGTCTTTCATGGGCATGGCTATGTTTATTTTACTAGCCCCTATGTGGGGGTTGGACACAGTAGTTCCTGTAGAAGTAACTAGCGGGTTTAAATTCCTATTCTTAGATTTCACAAATACAGTGACAGAATGGGTTTCTTTAGAAGGTATGGTCACTCCTGAATGGCTTCCACACGCAATTATGGCTGTAGTAGGTATGTACTTCGGCCAATCAATAGTCTCTAGGAGATAAAATGGCTATAGACAGAGGTTTAAACGATACAGTCTCTACGAACCCTTTAGGGATTGATGATGATGACTATCAAGCAACAACAAGAGGGCCGCAAGGTGTAAAGGGCGATGATGGTGATATAACCACAGCCTACGTGAATATGTACGACAGTGTTGTTGCTGACGAAGCCGCAGCAGCAGTAAGTGCAACAGCAGCTCAGTCTAGTGAAGATGACGCAGCTACCTCTGAAACTAATGCAGCGACTAGCGAAACTAACGCAGCTACATCAGCTACAGCGTCAGCTACATCAGCTACGGCTAGTGCCTCTAGTGCCACATCAAGTGCCTCTAGTGCGACAAGCGCAACAGCTAGTGCATCTACAGCAACTACTAAAGCTACATCAGCAACAACAAGTGAAGCTAACGCATTAACTTATAAGAATGCAGCAGTAGCAGCTCAGACAGCAGCAGAGACAGCAGAGACTAACGCAGAGACAGCAGAGACTAATGCAGAGACAGCAGAGACTAACTCAGCTACCTCTGCTACAGCTTCAGCTACTTCTGCTACAGCCA